ATCAAGTATGGAACAATTAAACGAGCAACTCAAAAAATTAGATTTAGATACAGTAGATAAGTTTCTACATCAAAATGAAAAAGGTAATCGTACCTCTTTAGTGTGTCATGGTATAGACCCAGAAAGATTTAAAGATACAATATTAGAAGTTCTATCAACATTTAAAGGATTACCAAAAGGTGATGTTAGACAAAAACTAGGTAATGCAGGTTTATGGATTACATGGGTTGATGAGTTTGATAAAGTAAAAGATTTAGACCAATTCTTTGATGGTGAATTCAGAGGTTGGAGTTCTGGTCCGACAGCAGTAAGAGTTGGTATTGAAGAGAATAAATCTTTTACCACACAAGTTTTTTTACTAGGATTTGACATGACAAGAGAAGGTCTTGTTAATAATGTTTACAAAGATACTGATTGTTATATATCAAGTGATTGTAAATATGTTAGTCCTACAAATTGGATAGAGCAACACACGGATAATTTTAAGAGTTATCCTAAAATAAAGTTTTACAGAGTCATAGATGACAAGTCTGAAATAGAAGAATGGTCTCAATATGACAATGTGAAAACAATTAGTTATGGACAAATGTTTGGCCATCTGGTTCAACCAGGTTGTAAATTTAGTTCAATCTAGTTGTATAAATAATACTATATTATGATTAAGTGAAGATAAAATAGCATATAATAGCATACGGAGAAAATATATGTCATTAGATACACTCAAAAAGTCTAATTCTTTAGACAAAATATTGGCTGCAGTTGAAAAAGAATCTGCACCAGTAGAAAAACAATCATATGTAGATGAAAGACTCTGGAAACCAGAACTAGATAAATCTGGTAATGGTTATGCAATCATTAGATTTCTACCTGCACCTGATGGTGAAGAAATGCCATGGGTAAAGTTATGGAATCATGCATTTCAAGGTCCAACTGGTAAATGGTATATTGAGAATTCACTCACTACACTAAATCAGAAAGACCCAGTTTCAGAGTATAATAGTAAGTTGTGGAACTCTGGTGTTGAAAGCGATAAAGAAATCGCTAGAAAACAAAAGAGAAAACTACAATACTACTCAAACATTTATGTAGTTTCTGACCCGAAGCATCCTGAAAATGAAGGTAAAGTTTTCTTATTCAGATATGGTAAGAAGATTTACGAGAAAGTGATGGAAGCTTTACAGCCTCAATTTGAAGATGAAACTCCTGTGAATCCATTTGATTTTTGGGAAGGTGCAAACTTTAAATTGAAAATCAGAAAGGTTGACGGCTATTGGAATTACGACAAGTCGGAGTTTGATAGTGCATCAAAGTTAAATGAAGATGATTCTGAACTAGACAAGATATGGAAATCAGAATATTCGCTAAAAGATTTTTTAGCTGCATCTAATTTTAAGACTTATGATGAACTTAAAAATAGACTTGACGATGTTCTTACTGGTAGTCAATCAACATCTGGTTCTGCAGAGAATGTAGAACTTGATGATACTCCAGAAGTTGATGTTGAAGACAAACAATATGTAGATAATGTTGTCAAAACAACTTCTACTGAAAGTGACGATAGTTTGGATTACTTTCAGAAACTAGCAAAAGAAGCCTAAAACTTCTTTTTGTTTCTCCTTATTGTGAAAGCGTGGCATTTTATGTCACGCTTTTTTTATATAAATAGTAGTAGGAGAGGCATATGGTAGACCCAATTTCAGCTTTTGGTATGGCAACGGCAGCTTTCAATGCAATTAAAAAAGGTTTTGAAGTCGGTCGAAGCGTAGAAACTATGTACGGTGACATAGGTCGCTGGATGAGCTCGTGTGAAAAAATCAATACAGAAGTAAAAAGTGCAAAGGCAAAAGGTATGAGTGTAGAAGAAGAAGCACTTGAGATATTTGCACATCAGAAAAAAGTAAAAGCGATGGAGGAAGAGTTAAGAACATTTATTAACTTATCTCATGGTCCTAACGCATGGAATGAAGTATTAAGAATTCAGGCAGACATTAGAAAGAAAAGAAGAGAAGCAATTTTGAGAGCAAAAAAAGAAAGAGAACAAATGATTATGTGGGTGTTAGTAGGTTTAGGTTCATTATGTTCACTATGGGTAGTGTTTTATGTAATTTGGAAAGCAATGGGAAACTAAAATGAAATTAGAAGATTTGCCACTCAAGTTGATGAGAAGTCATTGGTTTTGGATATACTTGTTAGTCATAATACTATTTGCATTATTAACCTTCATTGATTTCATAACAACAATATGAAGAAATTTAAATGGAACCGCTGGCCTAGACCTAAAAGTAAATTTTCATTACCTTATGTAAGTCCTGTCAGAATGTGGAAAAGTGAAGTCGTATTAGTAAGATATGAAGAGGTAGAAGGCCAGAAAGTTCCAGTCTATATGGTAAGAGGTATTGATACTAGAAAGTATGGGCAGCAAGACTTCTAAAATTATAATCTTGAGTTACAGGGTCTATTATTTGTTTTGACATTGTATTATTATTTTGTGTAGAATTATCGACAACAGCTGTTGAAACATTGTTTTGACCCATACCTGCAACTTTATTCTTTAACATTTGATTTTCCATAGCCATAGCATTCACACCTGCATCTAATAATCTATCTGCTTCTGCAGTAGTAAACTTTGACCTTTGACTTGCATCAACACCAAGTGAACCACCCGCGGCGAGTGTACCTGCTTTAACTTGTTTTGCAAATTCGTCTTGATTTGCAGAACCATATGCTGCATCCATCAATTCTTGTTTTTGAGCCTTTAAACTTTCTCTTAACTCTTTTTGTGTTTCACTTTCTAATTTAAAATCTTTTGCTTTAGGAAATAAATCTTTTACAAGTTTTTCTGTACCTTTCTTAATACCAGTTCCTATTTTTTGAAAGGTACCTCTTTTATTTTGGTCTTCTATTACTGATGCACCTTGAGTATCTTGTGCACTTGTATCTGGTGGTGTAACTGTATCTTCACCAGCTTCATCGCCACCAAAACCTAAAAACTTTTTAAGTTTATCAGGTATAATACCTTTCAGAAAACTTGCAATCTTTCTAGGTATAAACAATACTACATCAGAAATAAACTTAAATGCTTTTAATAAGTTTTCTTTTGTTTTATCATTTAATGAGAATTTTTCTTTTAAAAAGTTACCTATGTTAGTAAACAAATTACTAAAAAATTCAAGTGGATTAAAACCTTTAATTGCAGCTGCAAACTTTTCAAACCCTAATTTTTCTGCAATAAAACCAAAAATATTTTGAAATAATCGAACTGGTGCAAGAAATATTTCTTGTGCTATAATTTTTATTCTTTCGAGAATTGTTTGACCTTCTGTAAATCTTGCTCTAATATTTTGAATTGCAGTGATAACAGCACCAAATGCAAGTAAAACAGCGGCACCTATTGCAATAAATGGTAAAGCAGCTGCAGCCATGGGTATGATAGATGCCATCAAGGTACTACCAATTAACATCAATTTACCACCTATAAAAATAAATGCAGTTTTCAGTAAACCTGCAGTGGCCATCATACCTTTCATAACAAAACTTGCACCACTTATAATACCACCTACACCAAACATATTTAATGCTAATAACCCAATCGCAGCTGATAATATACCAGCATTTTCTGTTAATATATCCATACCACTTTTTGTTTCATCATTAATATCTCTAAACAAGTCCATTAATTTTTCACCAATAAATGCTGCAAATGGTTTGATAAAGTTCTCATATAACTTGATTAAAGCTGGTATAATAACATCAGTAATCGTTTTTTGTATTTCTAGAAATAGTGGACTATTTAATAACTCTGGTAATTTTTTTAAAAATAAAAATAAAAAACCACCAACAACAATACCTTTAAGAGCTGTAACTAAAGGTGCAAAGAAACCACCTACAGCATCTTTACCTTTTGAAAACCCTTTACCGATAACACCGGCTAGTCCTTTAAATTTATCACCCAGACCTTTTAGAAAATCTGCAAAACCTCTTCTCTGTTCACCCTTTTCTTCTTGACTTGGCATAAGACCTTTTATGCCTTCTCTTAATCCTTTAAATTTTTCACCGATAAAATTACTTGCCTTCTCTTCACCTCTTGCAATAGATTCACCTAAACCAAGAAGAACAGAAGTACCTTCATTATTAGTCGTAGTATTATCTTTCGCTATTCTGTTGGCTTCTTCTTGTTTTTCATTAAGAGCACTTAAATTTGCATTTACTTGAGCTAAATCTGACATTTATTTTTTTACCTGGATACTACTTTGTTTACTTTTTACATATGCTTCTTTACCAAAGAAAGCTGCTACGATAGCTGCAACTGATACAAAGTATGTTGCTGCCATATCACCAAGTATTTTACCTGCTGTTTCTAATCCAATCCAGTGAGAAAACACCACTGCAAACGGATATAACAACATACCAGCAAGTGCAAACCATGCCATCTTTCTTTGTGCATCTTCTTTTTTATCTTCATTTTCAAGCCTCATCATTCTTTCGTCCATTTCAAGCTCCTTATCAGTAATGACACCATCTCCGTCTAAATCATATTGGCTATATTTAGTACCATGTTGAAACTTTTTATTTTTGTTTCCGTTGTTGTTCTTTAAGTCGTTCATTTTCTTCCTTTATGTGTTGTTGTAGTAAATTCACATAAATATCTCTTTCCCATGGCATCATATTTTCAATATCATTTAAACTATACTTATGATGTTGCATCATTGCAAAAGTAGTTTTAAAGTAATTCTCTAAATTATTATGGGAAAGAGAAACTAAAAAAAACTTTGCAGACCCTCCAGTGTTACATCAGACTCAACTTGAGTATGAGGGTTTTTAACTTTTACATCGTGTTTTAGTTTAGGCATTGTAACAAAAAACTTTTGTATATTACCAAACTGCTGTGAGTTTAAACTATTAATAAACTCTTCTGCTTCATCTTTAGTAAAATCTTCAATTATATTTTCACCTTCATATACACTTTCAATACAATTTGGTATGACTTTAAAAAGTTCATTCAAATTTTTCATATCAACAGTTGTAACATCTTTTAGTGTAGGGTATTTCATAACAACTTTTATATTATCGTTCACATTTACCACATTTTTATGTTCTTCAGTAAGGTGTACTTTTACATCATTTAAA